CGTAGCCCATGCGTTAACCCAAGACAGCACAATGAAACTGAGAGGAGTGCCCATCGGACTCCCCCTCTTCGCAATCTGAGCTCTCTCGCCCCAGAACCAGGTTGCCTCAAATCCTCCGACACCGAGACCGCGGCAAGCCGCGTCGACGTCGGAAGACCTGATTCGTCCAGCATCCGAGAGAGCCCTAATAACTATCTCCACCGCTTCAAGGGAAAGTCCGTCCGTCGCCTTACTGAGGTCGACGGAATAGAACTTTCCCCCGGGCGGAACTCGCAAGGCTCGCGGGAACCCAGATCCGGCAGGATCGAAGTGCTTCTTTGGAAGCAACCTCGATGTCCACCGTATCCAGGTACCCTCGATGAAGGTCAGTGCGTCCGGTACGCCGATCACTCTGAACTTCATTCCTGGTGCCTTCAGTGCACACGCACGGAATCGGGGTCCAACCCCCTTCTCCTTGCGGAGCACCAAGACACCAAGACACCTTACGACTTGATCATTCGTGGAGTCCTCAAACGTTTCAACATTGTCAGAGATATACTTGAGACAGAAAGTCCCAAGGCTATCTTGACAATATTGACCAAATTCCTTAATAATCAGGCGGCGTGTGGAACCACCCGTCATATTAATGATCATGGATTTGAGGCCTCCCTTATGACGGAGATAGCCGTCCACACCACCTCGAGCGGCAGGCCACTCGAAGCAGGCAGACGACGAAGAGGGGAGGATCAAGGGTGTCCTCAGGCTTATTCTCTCCCGATTGTTCGGGTTAACGCGGCCGCTCACCGCGCTGCTAACGCCCCTTATCGCCTCGGAGAGAATATAGGATCTGAGGGATTCCTTGACCCAGTCCGATATGGGATAATCGGTTCCGCTCAATCGCATCGCATCATCAAGCGCCTCCTTCTCCCCTGTTACAGGGAGAGGGAGCGCTCTAGCGAAGCGACTGAAAGCGAAACCAGCTCTTCCTTGCTTATACGCCAAACCAACGAGACACGAAGTCACCGCACGTGGAATGCGGGAACTAATGACTACGTCGGCTCGGAGCGAAGAAGAGCGTACCTCGAAGCACAGCTTCTTCAATTCCTGAGCAACAAACAGCCAACCACGAGAGTGGATGGTTCTTG